AGATGGTAGCAGACCAGCAGAAGGTTATGATCCCCGTTGGTGGCCTCACTTATGGCGTGTCAAATTAGGACCAATTACAGATTCTCAAGAATACAGAGATATACTTGGAACTGGTGAGGAAGAAGGTGATCTAAGAAATCTCATCAGCATGTATGCTAATGATATTAAAATTAATGATGCAATTTTAGAACAAGCAGAAAAAGATGTACCTTATGATCCGCAATATAGAAATACAACACATTTATATTTTGATGATACGGTGCCCGATAAACCTGCTCCAAGTTTAGACTTTGGTGGTGCTGACGGCTTACCGGTAAATGGTTTAAGCATTGTGGGAAGCGGTAGCACTTTTCCTACTAGTAATGTTAGTGAGGGCGATTATTTTTTACGTACTGATTTTTCGCCTAATAGATTATTTAAAAAATCCGGTACACGTTGGTTAAATGTAAGCACCGATTTAAGAGGTGTATGGTCTGCGGCTAATAAAATATTAACTACTTTTATAAACAATGATAATATTACTTCAACTACAGACGGAACTGCAGAACCAGAAAAAGTAAATTTAAGTAAAGTAGTAAAACCTAAAACGGACAACTAATGGCAGGCAAGAATTTAGATTATTGGTATGACGAACAAATAAAAAGATATTTGATTCAACTTGTAAGAGTTTTTTCAAATTTCAAAGTTCGTGAATTTACTAAAAACGGAGTTAAGTATAATCGTGTGCCGGCACGTTATGGTGATGCTAGTAGAATGGTAGCAACTATTTTAAGAAAAAATTCTGAAAATATTGTAAACAGTGCTCCGTTTATCAGTGTTAGTATACAGAGTATACAACCTGCTAGAGATAGAACACATGAACCATTTTTAGTTGATACTACTCAGGTCGCTGAAAGAGAATACGATGCTGACACAAATTCATACAGTAGTTCACAAGGCAATTTATATACTACTCAAAGATATATGCCTGTTCCTTATAATCTAACAGTGCAAGTAGATATTTGGTCAACGAACACAGATACAAAGTTACAAATATTAGAACAAATATTTGTTTTATTTAATCCTAGTATTCAGTTACAAAGCAATGATAATCCGTTAGATTGGACCAGTGTGTTTGAAGTTGAATTAAGCGATATATCTTGGAGTAGTAGAAGTATCCCTGCAGGTGTTGATGAAAGTTTGGATATTTCAACATTAACATTTAATTCGCCGATTTGGATTTCACCTCCGGCAAAAGTAAAACGTCAAGCAATTATTCAACAAATTATTGCTGATGTACATTCAACAAGTAGTATAGCAGATTTAGGATATAGTGAAGATTATGCAGACTTTTTTGGCGGCATACCTGACACATTTGAAATTGTTGTTACGCCAGGTGATTATAAAGTTCAAGTTGTAGGTAACAGTGCAATTTTAATAGACGAAAACGATCAACCTATTGCATGGAGTAATATTATAGATCAACAAGGAGAATTATCTGCTACAAGTTTATTAAAATTAAATATTTCTAATGATAGTGATAATCAATTAGGCTTACTAATTGGTAGTGTAACAGCACATCCTACATCACCTTCAACATTAATTTTTAACTTAGATACAGATACTTTACCGACTGATAGTCTAAATGATGTAAACAAAATTATAGATCCTAGATCTAATTATCCAGGTGATGGTACTTTAGACGCGGCAACAACCGGTCAAAGATATTTAATAACCGAAACAATTACAGAGTCAGGCTATCCTAATTGGAATGTCGATGCTAGTGAAAATGATATTATAGAATACAACGGATCAGCATGGACTGTGGTGTTTGATTCTAGCAATATAAGTACAGAACAATTTGTAACCAATAGTTTTACATCAAAACAATTTAAATGGACTGGGAATGCATGGATAAGTAGTTACGAAGGAGAATACAATCCATCATTTTGGAGACTTACACTTTAATGAATACTACAGCGGCAGGAGTTGTATTTCTTGCCAAAGACACAGGCAGATGTTTATTACAACTCAGAGAAGGAACAAAACGATTTAATCACACCTGGGGATTCTGGGGAGGCATAATTGAAAAGGGAGAAACACCCTATGAATGTATCATCAGAGAAATATCAGAAGAAATAGGCATTGTTCCAGAACTTCAAAAACTAAATCCCATAGACGTTTATCAAAGCAAAGACAAAAACTTTTACTATTACAGTTTTGTATATGTGGTGGAAGAAGAATTTTTACCACCCAAACTAAACGGTGAGAGTGCTGGTTTTGCCTGGGTAAACATAGGACAATGGCCCAAACCATTACACAATGGTTCACACATAACCCTCAACAAGAACGGTGGTACTGATAAACTGCATACTATTCTACAAATCCATTCTGAATAAATAATATTGTATGAGCAAAGGCGAAATCATAGATTTTGTAGTTCTGCGAATACAGAGTGAACTGGATAGGTACCAGAGAACAAAAACAATACCTCATTCAATACTCGATGGCACTTATGATATTGAGGAGGTGGCGGAATTGTATTTAGACAAACTGACACCGAAGTATCAAAAACTTGCTAAGAAATTACACAGAGAGTATTATGAAAAGATCGAAGAAAATGTAGAATCTCTCCGAGAGGCCCTTAAAAGAGAGTATGCATCAGTAATGATGCATCTACATACAAATCACAGCAGTTTTTACTTTGACTCAGTTATGAATTTATACAGACCTGATATGAATCCTATTCGTGCTCTGTATTATCAGACACGTGAAGTCATCAGAAGATATAATTCTGAAGACCCGCATCACTATTGGCTAATAGATCTTATAACAGATCGTGAATATAACAACATTATTTGTGATGCTTTAGCAAAAGATATTAAAAAATTAGAACGTGTTATAAAACGATATTACTTTCCTATTGTAAAATATGGAGACGGAATTCCTTTAGAACTGTTTCATGCAAAAAGAACTTTACAAGATTATAGACATTTTTATAACTTTTTTGCGGATATGAAACATTTTGTTCCAGATGAATAATTAGTAAATTTTTACTATGTGATAATCGAACGGCTCAACAGTTTTAATTTCAAAATATTTTCCATCTAAATCTTTACCAACTATATGATTTGGTGATTTTTTAGATATGGCTTTGAGTTTGTATTCTTTTTTAGTTTTTAATGTAGTCTTGGTTCCGTCAGCAGAAGTTACTGTTTCTTTTTGAAACCACACAGTTAGATGATATTCCTCATATATAATTGTTTTCCACCATTGTTTAATTTTTGCTAACATACTAGTATTTATGCTCTCTCATAATTAGAATATTCGTTATTAACAATCCAATTACAAACAATTCTCTCATCTTTGCTGGTATCAATACCTGCACTATGCCAACTATTTTCTGATACTTTAAATAAAAGAAGTTGGCCTGGAAAACCGCCTACTTCAAATCCTAAATCATTTTCTGACCTATGTAATTTAGTTCCAAAAACTTTTTCATCATTGAGATACAATATACCTCTAACAGGTATAGAAAAATTACCATCATAATTATAATCATTATGTGTATCAAGTTCTGAATTTTTATCGAACATAGTTATACCCATATCTATACTTACTACATTTAAATCCCATAATTCATTAATTTTAAATAAAATTTGTTTTTCATATTTTTTGCAAAGTGGTTTTACCGGATGTTCTGATACAGAAACTATATTTGTGTATTCACATACATTAAATCTTTCTAAATTTTTTATGTATTCTTTATAGATATTTTTAACATATTCTTTATCTATAAAATCTATCAATAAGTGTTCAAACGGATCTTTGATTAAATTACTTTTTGATATTGCTTCTAAATTAATCATTTAGATGTTTTTCTATCTACGCCGTCCCATTCACCTTGAGGTACTGGTTGCTTTATTCTTTCTGCATACAGTTCTGCAAGTGTATCGTTCCAGTTATGATCTTTTATTATCTCTATTTGATTTGAACAAGTTGCCCATTCTCTGTTTTGATATGCATCAACCATTCTGTTTACAACTCTTGCATACTTGTGATCGTTTAATATAGTATAAATTGTTACAGGTGCTGTTTGTCCTTTAACTGCAATCTTATCTAGCATAGTTAAATTTTCTGGTGTTGCAATTTGTTTTAACGTATGCTCTGTAAACATAAAAAACACACCATACTCTTTTGTTTGTGCTTCTAAACGTGCCGCTAAGTTTACACTATCACCTAATACGGTGTAATCAAAACGTTGATTACTTCCCATGTTACCTACAACTGCATCACCTGTATTGATACCTATGCCAACACCTAATTCCATTAAGCCATCTGCTTTAAGTTCTTTATTTAATTTAGCAAGTTCTATTTCCATTTCTTGTGCTGTTTCTACTGCCAACTGAGCATGATTGTCTATATCAAGTGGTGCTCCCCAAATAGCCATTAAGGCATCACCTATATACTTGTCTATTGTTCCTTCTTTACGCATAACTAAGTCTGTCATTGGTGTCATGTATCTGTTTATAAGTTGACCTAGTCCTTGTGGATTTGTTTTAAACTGTTCTGATATAGGTGTAAAGCCACGTATGTCTGAAAATAGATATGTCATAGTTTTTGTGTCTCCACCTAACTGTAATAGTTCTGGATTCTTTTGTAACTTTTTAACCATTGCTGGAGCAAGGTAATGTTCAAATTGCTTTTTAATTTGTTCACGTAATTTAAACTGTATCCAAAAGTTATTAAAACTTGATTGTGTAAACACTAATAAAAATGCTAAAGCAGGAAAGGTTGCGTCAAATAATTTGAGGTTTTCTTGATAACTTGTGATACTCCACCCTACTGCCCAACCAAAAGAAAACACAAAAATTAGCCCACTTAACCATACAGGTGAATTATAAACTGCTAAGGCTATGAAAATCATGCCTAATAACGCACACAGAAGCTCTGTAACAGCAGATAATTCTGATCTGGTTATATTGGACCCATCTACAAAATTCTGTAGCATATGGCCCTGTATGTGCTG